TCTCTAACCATAACAGTGTTACCACTTGCTGCTCCTGAAATCCCAAATTCAAAATCACGGAAATTAGCTTCATAATCAAAAGAAGAACCAGATGTGACCGTTACTGCATATCTCGTACCATCCATATAGATAGATGAACCACTAGAAACAGTTCCTGTAACAAAAGGTAAATCCACAGTTAGCCAGCTACCAGTAGGGATGCTCAATGAAGCAGGAGTATAAGTAATAGCATAGTCAGTATCTTGCGTTCCTCCATTAAAGCTCTTAAAGTTACTAAGCTCTATATTGCTTGCTCCACTAGCCTTTATTTGAAAGCGTAATCTATCTGCTTCTAAGGTATTAGTAGCTCCAGTGGTATAATAAAAACCACCATCATAGTCATCGCCTAATGTAGCTGTAATAGTTTGCCCATCTGTAGCAAATGTAACATCAGCTGTCCCAGATGTCCAACTACCAGTAGCAGACGTAGGAACTTGATAAATATCACGAGTAGAGTCAATAAACCTATCCCATCCCTCTATCTCATTAAAATCGGGATTAGTAACTGTTTGTTCAAAATTAGAATAGCCCTTAATAGTTTGCATATTAGGAGTATAAACTCTAGCCACTCCTATAATATTATGACCCCCTTGTTCTAGTCTATAATCAGCTGTTACTGCTGGCCTTATTAAAGCTGGAAGTTCTGGATATAGAAGTTCTTGAGTTACAATACCACCACCTTCTACTCCGTAATCATCTCTACCAAATACAGGAGGTCTGTGATATACAACTTTACGACTTTGATTGGAATGATGTCTCAATTGACGCAAAATACGGCCCATATTAATAGAGCCCGGTCTAACACCCTGCTCGCTAAGCATCATAGCTTACCCCTTTCACCCGTGGATACATGTCTTTGGTTCCGTCAATTCCCTTGACGTTCTTGAGCCAGTTGACAGTTCCAAGGAATGGGGCTGCATTGTAAGTTGTTCTCTTTATGCTGAGTCCAATTTTCATTACTAAGGACTGATTTGCAAGGGTTTCCCAAATATCGTAATCCTTAGTATCATAGTAAATTTGAAGGTCTCCGATAGCAATCCTATCAACGCCTACACCATTCTGCGCTAGGCAAGATAAATAGCAAGTATAAAACATTACAGCGTTATCATATGTATTATTGTCGTTAAGAACAAAGGCAGAGCCTACGTTTTCAGCAAACCATTCTGCTGCTATATTAGCCAAAATATCCATAGTAGTATTATCTAATTCTTCCTGCTCAATACCCGCTAACAAGCGAACCCTATCACGGAATGTCGCATTCCATGAAACACTAACTGCCATTTATATATACCTCAACGCTGCTATCACACCACCCATAAGGGTGGCTAAAATACCCAAGCCCCAACGGAGATGGGTCTTCATGTCATCTTCCCACACTTCATGATGATGGAGGTGATTATTGAACATAGTGTCAAAATCATCCATCTTGTTGAACACAGTCTTAACGCGCTCGTCCATGCGTATCATGAGCTCGTCGCGCTCTCGTGCATTCATATTTAAAGTATCTCCGTACTCGTATTTAAAGTTATCGTCATAGTTGTATCCAAACCGGCCAGTAATAATCGGTGCCGCCAACGTTAGCAGAAAGGTATCCCTCAGGAACCATACCTACCCCAGCCATGTCAAAGAATTCTACTGGACTAACACCACCCCATGTTACTGGAACTAACCCCACCAATGCAGTACCACCAGTGCCAGCATGTGACATACCAGCGCCACCACCGCCCGTAGTTCCCTGAGTACCTTGAGTTCCTGTAGTTCCTGTAGTTCCAGTTGTTCCCTGAGTTCCTGTAGTTCCGGTTGTTCCCTGAGTTCCAGTTGTTCCGGTTGTTCCCTGAGTTCCAGTTGTTCCCTGAGTTCCTGTAGTTCCGGTTGTTCCTTGGCTTCCATCCAGTCCTTTAATACCCTGAATACCTTGAATACCTTGAGCTCCAGCACCACCTCCACCGGAGACTCCCTGAATTCCCTGAGTTCCTTGAGTACCAGCAGAACCATCGTCACCAGTTCTAGTGAAATGATAAACAATATCTTCTCCATCACTAAATGGTGGGTCTGAAAATCGAGCTACAGGAGTAACATCTATCTTGAAATAGCCAGTAGCTTCTGTGACTCCATCTACTTGGCAAATGAATAATGAACCATCAGTTGAAGTTCTTGATTGAAATACTAAATGGCCCTCAACACTTGCAGTACTATCATCCCAGCTTCTCATAAAGAGTTGCATATCTGTTCCATACTGGTCTTCATCATCAATGTATGCTTTTGTTATAGAAAGTGAAGTAGCATGATTAAATCTAATTACACCATCACCGGGGTCCGAATCAGTAGTCGATGTACTGAATTCATAATTAACTCCTCCTCTATATCCAGCAGTACCAGTCGTTCCTTGGGTTCCTGTTCCTGTAGTTCCCTGAGTACCCTGAGTTCCAGTTCCACCAGATGTTCCCTGAGTTCCTTGTGTCCCTGCTCCTGTAGTTCCCTGAGTACCTTGAGTACCAGTAGTTCCTTGGGTTCCTGCTCCTGTAGTTCCCTGAGAACCAGCTGGACCTATATCACCACGTATACCTTGAATACCTTGTGTTCCTTGAGTTCCTGCTCCTGTAATTCCCTGAGTTCCTTGTGTCCCTGCTCCTGTAATTCCCTGTATTCCTTGTATACCTTGCGTTCCCTGTGTTCCTGCTCCAGTTATTCCCTGAATTCCCTGAGTTCCTGTAGTTCCCTGAGTTCCCTGTGTTCCTGTAGTTCCCTGTGTACCCTGTGAACCCGCAGGTCCGGGCGCTCCGTCGGCACCCTGAGTTCCAGCACCAGTCGTTCCTTGAGTTCCCTGACTACCCGGAGTACCCAAAATACCCCGTGTTCCTTGAATACCTTGTATTCCTTGAGTTCCCTGTGTTCCAGTAGTTCCCTGTGCTCCAGTTATTCCCTGAATTCCTTGAGTGCCCGTTATACCTTGTGTTCCTTGAGTTCCTGTTCCTGTAATTCCTTGAATACCTTGAGTTCCTTGAGTACCAGTATCACCTTTAATACCCTGAGTTCCTTGAGTACCAGTAATTCCTTGAATACCTTGAGTTCCTTGAGTACCAGTATCACCTTTAATACCTTGAGTTCCTTGTGTGGAGTTGTCTGCACCATCCGTCCCTTGGATTCCCTGAGTTCCCTGAGTTCCTGTAGTTCCGGTTGTTCCCTGAGTTCCTGTAGTTCCGGTTGTTCCTTGAATTCCTTGTATTCCTTGAATTCCTTGCGCACCCCTTATACCCTGAATTCCCTGAGTTCCTGTAGTTCCCTGAGTTCCCTGTGTTCCTGTAGTTCCCTGTGTGCCAGTAGTTCCTTGAATTCCCTGAGTACCAGTAGTTCCTTGAATACCTTGAGTTCCTTTATCACCAGTTCTACTAAAGGATAAAGTAATTCTTTCACCATTACTAAATGGTGGATTACCTGAGCCAACTAATGGGTCAACATCTATCTTGAAATAGCCTGAAGCCTCTGTAACTGAATCTACCTCCATCGATGCGTATGATGTATCACTACCATCAGCAGATTGTATGATTATAACACCTTCTACTGTACTAGATGAATCGTCCCATGTACGCATCCAAGCTTGTTGGTCATTACCGTCTTCGTCGGTGTCATCAATAAATATTTTAGTAACACTAGCAAATGTAGTGTGATTAAATCTAATGTCCCCAGCGCCGGGGTCGGCATCAGTGGTGGAAGTATCAAATGTCCATGCTGTTCCACCTCTATAACCTGTAGTTCCTGTAATTCCTTGTATTCCTTGAGTTCCTTGAGTACCAGTAGTACCTTGAGTTCCCTGTGTTCCTGTAGTTCCTGTAATTCCTTGTATTCCTTGAGTTCCTTGAGTACCAGTAGTGCCTTGAGTTCCCTGTGTTCCAGTAGTTCCTGTAATTCCTTGTATTCCTTGAGTTCCTTGAGTGCCTGTATCACCGGTATCACCCTTGATGCCCTGAATACCCTGAGTTCCTTGAGTACCAGTAGTACCTTGAGTTCCCTGTGTTCCAGTAGTTCCTGTAATCCCTTGTATTCCTTGAGTTCCTTGAGTACCAGTAGTACCTTGAGTTCCCTGTGTTCCAGTAGTTCCTGTAATTCCTTGTATTCCTTGAGTTCCTTGAGTACCAGTAGTACCTTGAGTTCCCTGCGTTCCCGTATCACCCTTTATGCCCTGAATACCCTGAGTTCCTTGAGTTCCTGTCGTTCCAGTTATACCTTGGATACCTTGAGTTCCTTGAGTACCAGTAGTGCCTTGAGTTCCCTGTGTTCCAGTAGTTCCTGTAATTCCTTGGATACCTTGAGTTCCTTGAGTACCAGTGGTTCCTTGAGTTCCTTGAGTACCAGTAGTTCCTTGAGTTCCTTGAGTACCAGTAGTTCCTTGAATACCTTGTATTCCTTGAGTTCCTTGAGTTCCCTTATCACCAGTTCTAGTAAATTCTAGGACACATTGCTCTGCCGAAGAAAATGGTGGGTCACCTGAACCTACTACTGGAGTAACATCTATCTTCCAGTAGCCTGTAGCTTCAGTAATTCCTGTTACCTGCATCGAAGCATATGAAGCATCCGAACCATCTGCCGACTGTATTATTATAGTACCTTCAATGGTACTAGTAGAATCATCCCAAGTTGCATACCACGCTTGCTGGTCAGTACCATCCGCGTCTACGTCATCTATATATAGTTTAGTTACAGAAGCAAAAGTTCCGTTGTTTAATCTAAAGTCGCCCGCGCCGGGGTCTGCGTCTGTTATAGTATTATCGAAGTTATATCTAGTTCCCCCTCTTATTCCGTCAGCTCCTTGAGCCCCTTGTGAACCACCAGTTACAGTACCCTCTGTTCCTTGTATACCTTGTATACCTTGCGTTCCTTGTAAACCTTGAATACCTTGTGTACCTTGAGTTCCCTGTGCTCCAGTCGCACCTGTAATTCCTTGAGTTCCTTGAGCGCCCGTTATACCTTGAATACCTTGAGCTCCCGTAATTCCTTGAATACCCTGAGCTCCTGTATCTCCTGTCGTTCCTTGAGTTCCCTGAGTGCCTTGAGCGCCCGTTATACCTTGAATTCCCTGAGTTCCCTGAGTTCCTGTATCTCCTGTCGTTCCTTGAGTTCCCTGAGTGCCTTGAGTTCCTGTCGTTCCAGTTATACCTTGGATACCTTGAGTTCCTTGAGCACCCGTTATACCTTGTATTCCTTGAGTTCCTTGAGTACCAGTATCACCTTTAATACCCTGAATTCCTTGAGCACCAGTAGTTCCCTGAATACCTTGTATTCCTTGAGTTCCTTGAGTACCAGTAGTTCCTTGAATACCTTGTATTCCTTGAGTTCCTTGAGTACCAGTATCACCTTTAATACCCTGAATTCCCTGAGTTCCCTGAGTTCCCTGTGCTCCAGTCGTTCCTTGAGTTCCTTGAGTACCAGTAGTTCCCTGTGCTCCAGTCGTTCCTTGAGTTCCTTGAGTACCAGTAGTTCCTTGTATTCCTTGAGTTCCTTGAGTACCAGTAGTTCCTTGTATTCCTTGAGTTCCCTGTGTACCCGTAGTTCCTTGCGTACCCTGAGTTCCTTTATCTCCAGTTCTACTAAATTCTAAAATACATTCTTCTGCATTAGCAAAAGGAGGATTAGCAGACCCAACAACAGGAGTAACTGTAATCTTATAATATCCTGTCGCAGCCGTTACAGCAGTTACTTGCATCGAAGCATATGAAGCATCAGAACCATCTGCTGATTGTATTATTATAGTACCTTCTACAGTACTACTAGAGTCGTCCCACGTATCATACCAGTCCTGCTGGTCTGTACCATCCGCATCGACATCATCTATATATAGTTGTGTAACAGAAGCAAACGTTCCGTGATTTAACCTGAATACTCCCGCGCCGGGGTCCGCATCGGTAGTCGTAGTCGAGAAGTCATATCTAGTGCCACCTCTTATACCCTCAGTTCCTTGAGTACCAGTAGTTCCTTGAATACCTTGTGTTCCTTGAGTTCCCTGTGTTCCAGTAGTTCCTTGAATTCCTTGAGTACCAGTAGTTCCTTGAGTTCCTTGAGTACCAGTAGTTCCTTGAATACCTTGTATTCCTTGAGTTCCCTGTGTTCCAGTCGTTCCTTGAATTCCTTGAGTACCATCTGTACCTTGAGTACCAGTTGCACCTTGAGTTCCTGTTATACCTTGGATACCTTGAGTTCCTTGAGTACCCGTAGTCCCCTGAGTTCCTGTAGCTCCTTGAGTACCAGTAGTTCCTTGAATACCTTGTATTCCTTGAGTTCCTTGAGTACCATCAGTTCCCTGAGTTCCTGTTGTACCTTGAATACCTTGAGTTCCTTGAGCACCAGTAGTTCCTTGAATACCTTGGATACCTTGAGTTCCCTGTGTACCAGTAGTTCCTTGAGTTCCTTGAGCACCAGTAGTTCCTTGAGTTCCTTGAGCACCAGTAGTTCCCTGTGTACCTTGAGTACCATCTGTACCTTGAGCACCAGTTATACCTTGAGTTCCCTGAGTGCCCTTATCTCCAGTCTGGACAAAGGAAATTACGCAATCGTCGCCATTAGTAAAATTGTCGTTATGGTCTATATAATCTACTTGTACTTCTTCATAAACGTTAACTCCCGTGCCCCCAGCTACATTAGCACCTGTAATATCAAATATCACCCATACAGCAGAATCAGTAGCTTTACTTATCTTTATGTGCCCGCGCGTAGCACTATCACCATTATCTAAAGTATCGTTCCATGCACTTACATCATCACTATTTATATCATAGTCGGATATACCCACCTTTGTTATTAGAGTATAATCAGGGGGCCCAGAAACGGGCACTGCAACATTAAATCCAAAATTAGTTTGGCCCGGTGAACCAGCAGTAATATCAAAACTACTATAATTAAATTCTTGGCTATCGCCTCCGAATATTCCTCTCGTTCCTTGTACTCCTTGTGTGCCTTGAGTACCCTGTATACCTTGAGTACCCTGTATACCCTGTGTGCCTTGAGTACCAGTAGTTCCTTGAATACCTTGTATTCCTTGAGTACCCGTAGTTCCCTGCGTCCCAGTAGCTCCTTGAGTTCCTGTAGCACCTTGAGAGCCTGTAGTTCCTTGTGTACCTTGAGTTCCCTGAGCAGCTACCGCGCCCGCAGTACCTTGAACACCTTGTGTGCCATTCGTACCTTGTATACCTTGTGTACCTTGAGTACCTTGAGCCCCACCAACTCCAGTTAAAGCAATTCTTACATCAGGAGTGTTGGTATTTTTTAAAGTTAGTTTTTTATTAGTTGAATTCCAAGTAGCGTCATATAGATAGGAACGCCAAGCTACCGGAATTGCCTGTTTAGTTTTTGACCTTAACGCTTTAGTTCCCCTCATGATTTTGACCTTCTTACGACTAGTAAAGAAATAGAGTGGGAGTGATTAGGGCTCACTCCCTGAGCCCTTGCTAAAATAAACGTGTCTAAACGTTGATAATAACTACGCCAGACATCGGGCTTGTGACCTTCAGTCCGTATCTCATCGACATGTAAGAACCAACAATTCCGAAACCGGGGTTTGCCTCTTCTACAGTCAATGGTCGCCTTTCAACGTACGACATAGGCTTTACGCTGCTGTCCCACATGAATATCCTATCAGGAGGGCACCATGCGTTGGTAGTGATGGTTAGACCATATATGCTACCTACGACAGCTGTTCCTATAGTATTCTTGAAAGGAGCAGTTTCCTCAACAACATACGGGAATCCGTAGCTGGCAGTTGTGCCAGAAATTGCTGTGGTAAAGTCTGCCAAGTTCAATAGAGTCTTGTAGTGCGCTGGGGATATCATTAGGGAGTCAGCATTAAAGCCGTGTCCGCCAATAAGTTCCATAGCTGTGGTTAAGTCTCCTAGGGAGAGCTCACCGTCGCCTGCTCCGCCAGCTGCGGTTACATAGTGACCTGTTTGAAGCGTGCCTGAAGCAGTTAGACCATACGAATAGTTACGTCCGACATTAATTTCGGAACCACTACCTAGGAAACCACCGTAAACATTATCGCTAAAGTCTACAATGTTAGCCTCAGTTGTGGCTGCTACGATGCTAGCTCCGTCAACACCCGTTCCGAACGTGGAGTCTAGGATACCGAGCAACGCATAAACAACGTGCTTAGTCATATGACGGTCTACCGCCCTGCGTGCTTCATTCAAAGCCATCTCGACTTCATTGAAACGTGAATCTTCAATCATACGACGTGTAACGCCCATAGCCAGTCCCCACTCGCCTACTGATACTCTCTCGGAGCGCAGATTAGTGTGCTGGTATTGTGGTGTGTTACCTTCGTTGATTTCTTCCATACCCATGGAAGGCTTTGCGAATGTGATATCAATATCACCGCCAGTCTCTGTGGTCATAGGTTCTGTAAACATTGCCATCGCAGCAAGGTCTGTGACCTTGTAGTCTTTGATTGCATCTTTATAGTCTATGAGTACACGTTCCCCTGTTCCACCAGTCGCTGCGTAAGCGCCAGTGTTAAGGGAAGTAAGAAGACCGGGTGCTAAATTCAGAGTTAGTGCTACCATAATAATCACCTACCCCTTAGTGGGTTATCACCTTAGTTAAACCCGCTGCGGAATTGTTCTCCAATGTAGTTGCTTGACAACTTGGTTTAGTTGTTGCGTTGGTTGCTGCAAGGAGACGACCATCTGTCGTTCCCATCATTAACCCTACACCAGCGTTTAGGTCTGCACAATTGACGTTCAATATAACGCCGTGCCCAGAAATAACACTTACGACATTTCCTGACGTAATGGTTGTGAGTGCATACCCGCAGACCGCAAATTGGTCTCCTGCACTATCCCCACTGTTAGCGTTTTTGACTTCGCCACTGGTATCGAATGTTAATGCGTTACCAGCAGTGACATCTTCTGCCGCTACAAATGGAAGGATACGTGCTGGTGCACCACCATCATTTATCAAAATTTCTGTTGCCATAATTAATTACCTCTTAATACATCTGGGTCGATTTTGATACGCCCAGTTTCTTTATCTAACTTGACTGCAAATTTTCTCTCGGATTCTGCTGGAACAGCTTCACCCTCGGGGGATTTACCCTTCCCGAAGGTACGTTCTATTTCCTCAGGTACCGGAAGTGCAGCAAGAGCTTCGCTGAAACCAGTCAGCCTTGATTCATCCCAAGCTGTGAGTTCATCGTTACGAGTTGCTTTCTTATCCTCTTCTAAGGTACCGAAAATCAGTTCCTTGGATAGAATCGCCTCTACAACTTCAACCTTTCGAGTTTCGGCTTCTTTAGCAGCTCTCTCTTCCTCAGCAAGTTTAAATTCCTCAATTATCTTGAGGGCCTCTTCGTACTGGGAATTGATTTCTGCCTTTGAAGCTGTCATCTCTTCTAGTTGCGTTCGTAGGGACGCGAATTCGCGTTCCACGATATTCTCCGCTTCGGAGTTCTCTTTAACATTAGGAGTTTCTGTAGTCATGTTTATATCCTCTTGTTTTCCGTCTGAACATTCACACGCGCCATCTTTCCCACCACAACCGCAGTCATGATGTTCATCTTTTGCGTGTAAACCACATTTCGTTTCAATAGTACATTC